GCATCGGGATTAAGTTTAGTGTAACCAAGTATTTGTTTGGGGACATAATTCAACATTTCTTGTTCTAGTTGTTTAATGTCAACTCCATAAGTTTCATAGATAATATTGTAATCTATTTCATCTTCCTTTCCTTTTAAATAATTTTGTAAATCATCGACTTGTTTAAACAAATCTTTCATATTTCCTTGCATTATCTGAGTTCTTTTAACTTTTTAATTATTTGAATTAAGACATCAACATCTTTTTCACAATATTCACTAATACCCTTGATGTTTTGTTTTTCCCAATATTCTGAGTGAACTTTATCACCTTTTACCTCACCATCCTTTGGAGTTGGTATATCCATAGTAGAACATAATAAATCGAGTGACCCAATTGAAGAATATGCCCCATATTGCCAAATTTCTTTGGTATCAATTGCTTTGATTTCCCAAGGTTTTGTATCATATGATGGAAGAAGTGCCGGAGGCATCAATCCATTAATAATCATACGTTTTGCCAACATTGGGATATCAAAGTTTTTCAAATTATGTCCACACAACCAAAAATCTAACTTTGCACATTTGTTTAATAAACCTTGAACATCTTTCAACAATTGATGTTCATTATCATTTGAAAATGTTTGTTTTCTAACAGACCCATCATCTAAAACAAATGCAAAACTAACACAAATAATTTTTGCAAATTCAGGAACTAAACCAGCTCTACTTGAAAATACAATATTTTTTTGGTCTTCTTTAATTTCGTTATCTTCAGGAAACCTTTTCAAGAACCAATCAAAATATTTGTCAAATTGGTCAGCCACAGATGGGTTTAAATTAGAACACACATCATAGTTGGGACAACCCCCAACTGTTTCAATGTCCATAAATAAAATCTTAGTAATTGGTTGTTTGATTAACATATATTTTTATTTAATTAGTGATTTGTACCATTGAGCTCTATCTCTTGTAACATTTCTTAAATCATATTTGTCTTTGACTGACTCATATAATCTCTCACCCAAATCTACGATTAAATTCGGATTATTTACAAGAAATTTAATATTTTTTGCCCAATCACTATGATTTCTTTCTTCCTTAACTAACAAAGCATTTCCATCAGTAAAATTACCAAAACTTAAAGCGTGTTTGAGGTCAATTGTATAAGGTCCTACTTCAGATGCAATTAATGCTTTTTTATAAAAACCAGCCTCAATAACTTTCAGTTGAGATTTTACTCTATTGAATATATGGTTTTTGATTGGTGCCATTGATATATCAAACTTTGAATAGTTAGTTGCATAAGTATTGATTGGTTTAGTCCAAACTCGTCTATATGGTAAATCACTTATATTTGGGTATTCTTCTTCTTTAAACTGAAGTAAAAATTGTTTGTAGTTATCATCAATTGTACCATATTTATTCGTGAAAATTTCTTCATATCTCGCCCAAACTGTTTCGTCAGGGTTGATTGGTCTTTGTTTCTTTTCACCTGTTTGTTGGTTTATTTCAGTAATTGTACCTCTTGTATCAAAACCACACAACACATATTGTACCTTATCCTTCAAAGATATATTCTTTGAGACAAATCCCTCTAACAATTTCAAGTCATGTAAGTGAGATGAACCACCTAACCAACCAATTCTTATTCTATCTGATTTCTCAGTAGGTTGTTTAAATTGACTTTCAGTTGGGTCGATTGCATTTGGGAAAATGACAACATTTCTATTTAATTTTTTGATTTCATCAGCAAAGATATTTGTAGTTGTAGTAACATAACTTGCAACTTTTAAATTTGCCATAATTTTCTCATGGATTTTGTCTTGTACAATCAATGTATGAATTGGGTGCTCCTTTCCTGGTAACCAATAATCATCCAAATCTACAATAACAACAATACCTATTGATTTCAAAAAATTAATAATACTTGGTGTATGTTCGTAACTATTACCAATATTCCTATGTATATGAACAATTTGATATTGTTTCCAATAATTTACATCATTAATTCTAGGTTGATAATCAATATCCACGTGGAAGTCATCTGGATACATATTTTGTAACATTACATGGGGGTCTACACTTCTGAATTTTCCAACTCCGGTCGTGTCTGAGGGGGTTACTAGAACTCTAATTTTTGACATATTTTTTAATAATTTTGTTTAATTTTTTATCATCTGAGAATTCACGTTCCCAGATAACTTCTAAATTATAACCCATTTTTTTCAAATAATCAATTCTTAGTTTATCCTCGTCCCATATTTCTTTTGCTGTCTTTTTTTTGTGCGGGTGAAAATAATCAGATTTATATTTTTTGGGATTACAATGCCAATAATCACCATAAAATTCAATAATTAAATTGTATTTTTCAATAAAAATATCACATATAAATCTATCAATAGACACAGTTCCTTTAGCATCTATTCCCCTATTTTTAATTTCACTCAACAATTTTTTTTCCAATTTAGACACACAACTTTGTTTTGGTGGATTTTCAGATATTTTTTTGGAAATTAAATCGAGTGTTTGTTTACTATGTTTTTTCCCATAAAAAGGATTTCCTTTACCTCTCTGTAATAATAAACTACAAGATTTACAATTACTACTTTTTTTTATTGAGTTGTAATAATTACGACACAATACGGATTTATTTTTCGAGGTTTTTTGGAATTCGTTTTTACACATCTTACACGTCCATGATAATGTAAATTTGTCACCAACTTCTTTTATTTTTAAACATTTACATCTATCTTTATACCTCGTTAGTTTGTGTTTTTTTATTACAGCTAATATCGTAGGTTTAGATAACCCCACTTTACGTGAAATCATTACAGAACCCAACCCTTTTTTATATTCCTCTATTATAAATTTTTCAGTTTCAATGTCCATAATCAATATATTTTATATTATATAAATATAAACGTTATGTCAAAAGGAAAGTATTACCCTCTAAAAAAACGAAACCCCACAACTTGAATTTCTTCAGGGGATGTGGGGAATAAGAATTATGAAAAAAATAAATTATTTAACTTTTTTAATACGTGTTACTTTTCCTTCGAAAATGTGACTTCCAACTTTAAATTGGAACATATCATTTGTTTTATTTGTACTTTCAACTAACAGACCATTTTCACCTAACACTTCTTCGATAGTTTCTCTAATTAAATCTTTTAGAACATTTTTATCCAAGTTGGATGTTACATTCTGTGATTTCGTTTCTTGTACAACTTTTTTTGGTTGGTATGGATTAACATTATTAGCAATGTCATTGTTCATTAATCTTGCTGCTTTTTCAACCAATTCATTACTTAAAACTGAACCCCCACCACCCATATTGTTTGGTTGATTGATTGGATGTTCAATCATTAATCTTTTAATTTCATCAGGTAATTTAGATGATAGAATTCTATCCTTTGTATTTGTGTGTTGTGGTATTTGTTGTTTAGATTCATTAACACCCATAAATTCCTGAGGTATGTTGAATTTAGCTTGTGGTACGTCAAATTCTCTTACATTAGTATCAAAATTCATATTACCCCCACCATTTGTATTTCTAGGGGTCTGATTATGACGTTCCATAATCTTTTTAGATATAGCTAATTTGTTCATTAAATCATTTTCGTTCATATAATATTTTTAATCAAATTTGGCATTTATTATAACTCTATTCATAGATTTGTCTCCACTTGGATTATAGTTGGGTCTAGGAGTTTCAAAATTATTTCCTGTTGGTGTTAATGACATAATCCTATCCAATCTAAAAAGTCGCCAACTTGGTAGTGGTTTTTCTCCTTTGAATCCTCTATGGGAAGCTCCCTCCAAATCCCAAGCTCTAAGAACTGGATTACCTTTTTTTGAATAACCAAAACATACGGGTTCGATTTCTCTTAAACCACGTCCACCTGGTTCTTCTCCATCATAATAAATAATAACTCTATTTTTATTTCTAATTGAGTTAATTACGGATTCGATAGAAGCTACTTCTAAAATAAGATTTTTGGTTATGTTGTAAAGTTTCATTACGCTGGTGGAGTTGTATAAGGTTTGTTTACTTGATACTCGTTCACTTTGATTTCATTTTTTCTTTCAACAATGTCAGTACGAGTTCCAATGTTTTGATTATAAACATCTAAGAAATTACCAGTACCTCTACCTTTTTCGTCACCATCAGATAAAGCATTTGGATTAACTGAAGAATATTGATTATTCGTTGCATAATCATTTTTGGGAAAAAGTTTTTTTCTTTCAGCTTCAGCGATTCTTGACAACTCATTATCAGGTTGTGCAAAACTTAAAGGTTCTACTTGAGCCATATTAAATTAATTTTTTTATTAAATCATTTATCCTTTTAAGGTCTTCAGTTACTTGTAAATTATATTTTTCCAAGGTATTTGAATGACTTTTACTTGGTCTATTAGTTGTTGTGAGATTATTTTTTTGATGTGGTTGTATGTATTGATTTGGTAAAACAACTGATTTTATTTCTTTTCCTAATGAAATATCATCTCTCATCGATTTCAACATATTATTTACCCAACCTTTAACATAGTGACCACCATTTAAAATAAAAGGTAAATCATTCTGATGTCCGTTAAAATTATCAAAGAAGTTCTTCATTCTTTTGAGTTGTTGATATGTTACAAATCCGGTATCTCTGAGTTCTCTATTTCTTCTAAATCCTTCTGTACTTTCATCGGCACCAATAGCATTATCATTACATTGTTTAAGATAAACAATAACGTCTTCAGGTAATTCTATTTTTTTGCCGTATAAATCTTTATTCACTTTTTTTCAAAACATTAATTAGTTTATTCAAACTTATACCTTCTTTTTTTGCTAATTTTTTGATACTTTCTAAGTTCTTAATTAAAATTTTAGATAAACTATCAACTTTCTCAATAACTTCACCATCACTACCCCCCAACTTATTAGTTATAATATCTTCGACCATTTTAACCATTTTGTTTTTCTTTTCTTCTTCAATTTCTTTTTCGGTCAATCTTTGTTTTAATTTTCCTTTTCTTTTTTTTACATTTGGAATTTTACCTAGTTGTTTTGTTCTTTGAATTCTTTCTTCAGGGTCTTCCACACCCATCTTCTTAAAAGTTTTAAGTGTTTCTTTGAAATCCTTATTTTTAGTTTCTTCATATCCAAAAGCATCGGACATATTTTCTTCGTCAATAACTTCACCATCTTTATTTTCACTTTCACCATAATAAACACGATATCCTCTTGTAACTGGGTCGTTTGATATTCTTGCAGCAACCACTGTTTGGTCCATAGTTTTTTTAGGTGTAAGATACTGATTCAAAAAAGGAATCTTAGAACTTAAAAAAGTACCATCAGTGTCAATCAACTCATCTATTTCTTTTTTGGAATATTTTTTTCTTGATTTGGTTATTTTTTCAACTTTACTGACAACATTTTTTAAGTTTTCTTTTTTAAATTTTTTCTTAGTTGGTTTTTTGTCTTCAGTTAATAAATTGTAGGTTGTATAGGTCAACGAAAAGTTTTCCCCATCACCTTCGATAATGAAGTGATAATGGTCATTGAAATATTCTTTTCTGAATTTGTTCATTAGTAATTTTTCTTAATAAATACTTCGTATCAAAGTATTTATTCTAAAAAAGAATGTCATATCAAAACATAAATCAGTTTAACCCATCAAATTGGTTTTTGAAGCTATCATTGGAGACACAAGATATGTCTCTTACTTCTGATGAAGTAAATTTTAACCAAGAGGTTGTTTTTTCACCATATTTGATTGCTCAAACATATGGTAACAGATTACCTTTTTATTTTGATATTAATAGTACGGCATCCACTCAAAATTTAATTTTGACGTACAAAAATTATAATTTCAATAATGTTTTTATTTCTGAAAACTACTATAACCCAAAAAATGAAGTTTTAAGTTGTCAATTGTCAGGTTCATCTTGTGACATTGGTTTGACAGGAATTGACAATGGTTTGGTTACTGGTATGTCAGCACAAACTATTGTTTTCACAGATGGTCTATTGCCAAGTAATTTAGAATTCAACAGATTGTATTTTGATAGAAGATTGAAGTTACACCAAGTTACAGGATTTACATCTACCAACTTGAGATTTTCAGGTTTCGATAAAAATATTTTGTATGAAGTTGTAAGTAAGGAAAGTCCATATGTCGGAAGATACCACGAATTATATGGTGGGTTTTATCAAGGTTTTTATAAGTTATTTGGTTACGACTACAATATTTTCCCTGAACGAATGAACAAGGGATGGGCTGTTGAATTACTTTTGAAACCAAGATTAACAAATGAGTTTTCAGGTACAACTGGTGAAACAACCCTAAATGAAATATATCCAAACAATAAAAATATATTCTTTTACATAGGAACAAGAGCCGAAAACAAATTCTATCACCACGCAGATGGAAGTCCTATTTGTGATTCAGGTTATACAAGAGTAACATCAGGTTTAACTAAACTTCAAACTTGTGCTTGTTGTAATTACAACATTACAAATAGTAGATGTATATATGTTTATCCCCCTCGTTCAGTAAATGGTGTACACGACCCTCATGTCAATTACGGATGTGATAAGTGTGGTGGTCACCCTGAAACAAAGATTAGTTGTGGTTGTGGATGTAATGAGTTGGCTTGTCAAACTTGTGGATGGGAATGTCAAACACATACTTGTGATGTTACTATACCAGTAACTCCGACACCTACACCAACACCAAGTCCAACACCATCTTGTAATCCTTTCCCACCACAAACAACTTGTACACCTACTTGTACAAATTGTAATGATTGTTCGTCTTGTAATGATTGTACGACATCAGGGTTTACATCTATTGAGGACACTTGCGAGAAGAATCCATTGTTGGATACAATGTCGAATGCTTTGGCCATAAAATTATGTGGTGACCCTAAGAATCCTGGTATTGGGATTAGATTTTTAAGATTTACAGGTGGATGTGAAACTACGGGTACTTGTACAACTGGTATTACATATACAACTGGTTATACAATAACAGAAATATGTACACCACCGATATATCCAACTTGTTTACAAGTAAATCCTGCTTGGTTGGATTTGGAACATTGGTTTCAGGTTGATGTTGTTTGGGAAAGATATAATTTCTTGGATGAGTGTGATTTATATTGGAGAGGTGGATTGGGTGACATAACTAAAAAGTTATTTTTGGAGGGATTGGCAAATAATTCTGTATCGTTGATTGCTCCACCATACACAAGAAATGAAACTGCTTTACAAGTTGAGTTGATTAACTTGAATGAGAAGTGGTTACAAGAGGGTAAATATAGAAAAGGTAGGTTGAAGATTTATGTTAATGGTAAGATATTTTATACAATAGAGGACTTTGAGGAGATTATACCTAGAGCTTTGAACACTGATAAAGAAAAACAAGTTGGTGTTCCATTTAATATATCTTGGGGTGGTGGTACACAAGGATTGAGGGAGAACTTAACATTTACATCATTAAGTAATCCTGATGGTCCTTATCAACAAGACCCTGAATGTTTTCCAATTAATGATTTAAGTGGAACAACATTGAGTGGGTTAAATACAAATATATTAATTGAACAAAACTTTGCTGGTACATTTGAGGGGGCAATATCTCAATTGAGAATGTATGTTACTCCATTATCAGCACCAGAAGTGAAACATAACTTCAATTTGTTAAAAACTCAGTTTCAAATGTTTAATCCTGATTGTCCTGATTGTTCAACAATAGTTTGTGAACCTGATGATTTCACATTCACAATAAATTAAAAATATGTAATTATAGTATGAGTCAATCAATAACAATTAGTAGTATAAATTATAGTGGGGAACAAACAAGTATTGTGTTTACACCACAAGGGACTACTAATGTGTTTAACTTGGGGGTTCAAACTCTACCTTACACATTTTCATCAAATACATTGACACCTCCACAAGAGATTTATGGGACTTATAGTATTTTATCATTGAGTGGTGATTGTTTGAGTATTTTGAATGTACCAAGGCCAACACCAACCCCAACACCTACTATTACACCTACAAGGACTCAAACTCCAACTCCGACATCTACTGTCACACCAACACCGAGTTATGACCCTTGTAAAGTACCAACTCCGACACCAACAACGACACAAACACTTACACCGACACCAACGATATCTGTTACACCAACAGTTACACCAAGTAGAAATCCTTGTGTAACTCCAAGTAAGACACCAACTGCGACACCTACACCTACTAAAACACCACCAACAACGGCAACACCAACAGTTACACCTACTATAACACCGACTAATACACCAACGAATACGGTGACACCAACGACTACACCTACTACAACACCAACGGTGACACCTACGATTACACCAACATCAACTGTGACACCAACACCTTCAGTGAGTCCTTTAGGACCTGAATCACCAAAAATATATTATGGTAAGTTCAGTGGTTCGTCAATTACTTCAGGTGAAACGAGTGGATTAACTAGTGGTTATACAAGTAATCCTGTTAATAGTGCTGTTGTACTGCCAAGTGGTTCAAGTGGTGATTATGGATATATTTTAATACCAACTGGTTTAACACAACCAAGTGAGTTTAGAGATAGTAGTGCGGGATGTTTAGGTAGTTTAATACCATTTAATAACATAGGTACGATAATTATAGTAGACGCTAATGGGTTTAGCATAACATACAATGTATATAGGACATTCTTCCCATTTGTTGCAAGTGTGAGTGTGTGGTTATGTCCTTAAAAATTAAATAATAATGGGTTCATTTAGTTTATCAGGGGGTGTTGAGGTTTTTGGTTTTATTTCTCCGAGTGATACAACGGATACATATCCGGTGATAGACCCCTTATATGGTATTGATGGATTAAGAAATGTTGATTTATTAAGTGATTTAAATAACATACCAACTTTGAGAAGAAGAGCTGGTATGGTTGTGGGTATAGGTGGAGGTACGACCTATTATAAATTAAACTTACCACCTTGGACAAATACATTATCTGATTGGTCTATTTTTAATTCAGGTGGTGGTAGTGGAACATTTACTGGTGGTACTGTGTCAGGTGCGACTATTTTTTTGGATGGACTAACAGCAAATACAATAAGTGGAGGAACTTTTTTTGGGGATGGAAGTGGTTTAAGTGGATTGACTGATACATATGTGACTGGTGCAACATTTAGTGGAACATCGTTAATCATTTCCCAAAATGAGAATCAACCCAACATAACAGCAACTTTATCATCAATATCATTATCTGGTGCATTATCTTCAATAACATTCAATATTGTTTCAACAGCAGGAATTTCGGCTTCAACAATATCTGCAACAACATATCAAAATTTACCACGAGATGTTTTTGTAACTGGCGGTACATTTAGTGGTGGAAGTATTGTTTTTACAAATAATACTGGGGGAACATTCAATGTTTCAGGTATTTCTTCTTTTGATACATTTGTTACTGGATTTACATATTCTAATAATACATTCACAATATCAAGGAATAGTGGTTCAACTCTAACCGCAAGTATTAATAGTGTCACAGGTTGGACAGTAAATGGTAATACAAGTATTACTGGGAATTTAATTGTAACGGGAACATCCGCTTTGAATGGTACTATTTCTTCATCAGGATTGGCTGGTTCAACAGATAGAATGGTTCAAGTTAATTCAGGTGGTACTATTTCAGCAAGTGCCGATATTATACCAGCATATATAACTTCAGGTGGAACTATTGCCAATTTATTAGATGACACAAATAATTGGGATATAAATGGAAATTACATTGGGTCAATTATAACGGGAACATTTCAAGGACAAAAACATTACAATAACAATTATTTTTTTGAAGCAGTTGCTGATAATCTCTTTATTAGATTTATTAGAGGATAATGATTGTAAAATATGGAAATAATGTTACAAGTTTTAATAATAGGTTTCTTAATTTTCAAAGTGTAATTACCCAACCCTATTTGCAATTAAATACAATTGCCACTTATCTTCGTAATTATATGTCGGATTTTAGAAATCCAAGTTTTTATACATATAGATTGGATGGTACTGGATTTTACATATTAGATGGAGGTGGTGATATGTTTGACCAAGGAAATATTACAACACCTTGGTTATCAACCGGACTTTCTTATACAGGAAGTGCTGCTTATTCACTTGCTGCTTATCCATCTGCAATTACTTATACAAATTCAGCAACAACAATAATTGACACTGATTTTTACTATATTTCATTAGGTTACACACAATATACCACAACTCAAGACCCAACCTATCTCCCTTTAACTATTATAGGTACTAGAAGTAATTCAGGAAAACCTATTGGGTGGCAAATCGGTGGAAATTCAGGTGCTGATGGTGGTGGTACATTAGCATCAGGATTAATTTATAACGGAACAATTTTAAGTGGATTCACAACATACGCATTTTTTAGGGAAACATATAACACCACAGACCCTTCACATTGTAATTTATACATTTTATTGGGACATAGTAATTGGGGTTCCGTATTTGGTAATGCAATTAATTATGCGGCACAACCAGTTAATTTGGGTGGTTGTGGTGGATTTCTATATACATCAGGTGCAACGACATCAAACATATTATCAATACAAACTTTATTAAGTAAAAATAATGGGGTATTAGTTACATCAGGAGAATGTCAAACTGTGGTTCAAAACTTTGTGATAAGAATAAAAGAAGCATTAAACTATTAATATGATTATTACACACGAAGGTAAAATTGTTGATTTGGGTGGAGTACCAGTCGTGTTAGGTGTTGATGTACCACCAACACCTTCGATTACTCCAACTATAACACCAACATTAACTATTACACCTACACCAACACCAACTAGTGGTGCAACATCAGCATTAAGGTTATTGATTTTAGGTGATGCTCAAGTATCAACAGTGTCAGGACAAGTTTCAAATGAAATTGTTTCCCTTGGTTATCCAACACCAACAATTTCAGCTGTAACAATTTCAACAACCTATAGTGGTACTGGTTTAAGTTCAAGTAGTTGGGATGTTGTGTTGTACTACACCAACTCTTCACAAACTGGTGCCGTTACCTTGAACACTTCTTTGAGGAACTATGTTGATAGTGGTGGTAATTTAGTTGTTGGAACATTTATTTGGAATCTTAGGCCAATAGGTTTTGATTTTACCTTAACACCTTATGTTGGTACTGTGAATCAAAGTAGTGACTCAACTGGTAATATGACAGTAACAATAGTACATCCAATAACAACAGGTGTGGGGACTGGTTTAACAACTAATAGTACAGTACAAAATAATTTGGTAACAACTTTACAAAGTGGTGCAAATACAATTGCTACATATACAACATCAGGATATCCAATAATTGGTATTAATACAGTTGGAACAGCAAGATTAGTTGGTATTAACCTTTATTTCCCATCATATATTGCAACTCGTGCTAATTTAAGAAGATTAGTTACAAATGCTGTACTATGGGCGGGTAAAGTTTTGAATTAACAATATTTATAAAGTATGAGTGCAACACCTAATGTAAGAGGAGAAAAAATTTTTGGTTCAATAACTGGTATTACCTTATTTTCGGCAACGACAATAAGTGGTGGAACTTTATATGGTGATGGTAGTAACTTAACTGGAATTGTTGGTGGTTCAGGTACTTCAATAACTGGAGGTACATTTTCAAATGGAAATTTAACACTAAATAATAGTACTGGTGGTACAATTGTTATTTCAGGTTCTGCCCCATATAATGCAGGTTTGATAACAAATGCAACAGGATGGACTGATAATAATAATGGAACTCTAACTTTACCTCAAGTTACCGTTGCATTATACAATAATTCAAATTTCATTGAACCATTAAAAGTTTATATAGTTCCAAGTGGGACAACTGGAAGTGGTGGAATACCAAGTTTATTTGATGAAGACACAAGTTATGTGGTTATTGAATATAATGGAGGTAGTCCAAGATATTATGTTTATGATAATGATTCTGTAATCACCGATAGTGATGTTGTGTTATTTATGATAACCTACAGAAGTGGTAATTTTGTGCATGTTTTAGAATTTGATAACTATGGAGCAGGATTACCAAATAAGATAAATGATAGAATTTTATCAACTGATAGATTTGCAAGAGAATCAGGATTTTCATTGGGCTTGAGTGGTTCGACTGGTGTCGTTACATTATCTGCAGGTGTTGCATGGAATGGGGTCTATCGTCAAGCATTACCCCAACTTAATTCTCAAGATGATATATTTTTTCAAAGTTTTCATAGTGGTGGAACTTGGGTTTATACAACAACTGCTAATACTCTGAATAACGAATATTATGACGATGGTACAGATAAGGTTTTGGCTACAGCTGGTAAGTATTTGGTGAATTGGTATTTCAGGGGGCAAGAAGTGAATGACCACTTATATGAAGTTTGGGGTAATGATGAATATGATAGTGTTGCAGAAGCTCAATTATCAGTAGAACCAAGTTTACCCGAATTAGTTACATCTCATGCCTTCTTAACAGGAAGAATAATTGTACAAGTTAGTGCAACAACTGGTTCAGTTGAGAGTGCTTTCGTTAGTGTATTTCAATCAACACAAGTTACCGCACATAACGATTTAAATGCAATTCAAGGAGGTAGTGCTGGAGAATATTTTCACTTAACTTCAACACAATATTCAAACAATGCTTACACAAATGTTGATAATATTTTTTCAGTTGGTCAGACAATTAATGGTGGTGTAACCGCAACAACCTACTATGGTAGTGGTGCAAACTTATCAGGTTTGACTGATGTATTTGTAACTGGGGGAACATATTCAAACGGAGATATTTTATTTAGAAATAATACTGGTGGAACATTTAATGTAAGTGGACTTACTCAAGGTACTTTAACAGGTACTGGTGTTACGAATTATTTAGCTAAATGGAATGGTGTTAACGAATTAATTGATAGTCAAATTATTGATGATGGTACTGATATAACTTTTGGTGGGAATAGTGTAACTTTTACGGCAGATGTTAATATCAGTGGTACTACAATTATTGATGATGATGTTATCATTTACAACGGATTAACCGCAAGTACAATCTCTGCAACCACTTATCAGAATTTACCAACGGATGTTTTTGTTACAGGTGGAACTTATTCAAATGGTACAACAACATTCACAAATAACACAGGAGGTACATTCAATGTATCAGGATTTTTTACTGGTTATACTAATGTCGTTAATTCTTTAACAACTGGTGTAGGTCTGTCTGCAAATACAACATCAGGTAATGTAACAATTATTAATACAGCACCTGACCAAACTATAACATTAAGTGGTGGAACTGGTATTACAACAGGTGGGACTTATCCAAACTTTACCATTACCAATTCATTACCAGACCAAACTGTGACATTAAGTGGTGGTACAAATATATCTGTAACAGGTACTTATCCAAATTTCGATATCAGTTTTACAGGTTCAACAACATCAACATTTGATTATGGAAAAACTTACGCAATATCAAATAGTTATCAATTAATATAAAAATATAAAAATATGCCAGCAAATACATCACCAATTTTTACACTAACACCAAAAATACAATGGGCTGATGCAATGACATCAGCTAATACCACAAAAGATTTAACATCAGGCACAATTTATCCTGTATTTACGGGTGGAACTAACGGAAGTTATGTTCAGAGAATAAGATTTAGAACTTTGGGTCAAAATCTTGCCGCAACAGTAGGTAGGGTATGGATTAACAATGGTGGAACAACCGGTACTGCAACAAACAATAATCTATGGGATGAAATAACATTACCAACAACAGCAGCATCTGAGGTTGCAGCACAATCGACTTATGAATTACCTTTGAATTTTGCCTTACCCGCAAATTATGTAATTTATGTAACTTTGGGTACGGCACCTAATGCTGCAGGTTGGGATGCAACCATAATCGGTGGTGATTACTAAAAAAATTAATTATGTACATATACGCACTATGTGAGTTTAACTATGGTTATGAAGGTCAATTTTATCAAAGAAATGATGAGTTTGGTAATACCGCTTTCTTTAGTTTGGTTGGTGACCCTTTGGATTTAGTTTCACCTTATGGATACTTTATAGTTGAAACAAATGTAATTCCACCTTGGGCTTAAATAATAATTTATGATTGATTATAATAACCTCCCCAATTTAGACAATAGTGTTGCTATATTTTACGCTATTGGTTCGAGTACTTGGCAAACTTGGCAAAAACCAAGGGGTTGTAAGTTTGTATATATGCTCGTCATCGGTGGTGGGGCTGGAGGTGGTGGAGGTCAATCAGGTACTGGTGTCGGAAGAACTGGTGGTGGTGGAGGTGGGTCTTCGGGTATGAACAAAGGTATGTTTATGGCTAATACACTACCTGATATTGTATACATCAATGTTGGTTATGGTGGGGCTGGTGGAACACCAAATAGTAACGGAAGTGCTGGTAGTATTTCATATGTATCAGTTTTACCTGATACTACAAGTGTGAATGTTTTACTATATAGTAATTCCACCACACCTGGTGGAGGTGCTGCTGCAGGTACTCTTGGAGGTACTGGTGGTGCACCTACAGCGGCAAATCAAATCTTGGGTTATTCAGGTGTCAATTTATTTGGTGCAGGTCAAAATGGTACAAGTGGTGGGTCTAATGCAGGAGGTAATGGTACGGCTTTAGCACCAACTTCTCCATTATGTGGTGGGTCTGGTGGAGGTGGGTCAAGTGCCGCAAACGCAAATGGAACTGGTGGTAATGTGAATACAGGTGGTGTTTTTCCTACATTATCAGGTGGAGCAGCGGGTGGCACAAATAGAGGAACTGATGGATTTACAGGTTCTTTTCCAAATAAATCAAATGTTTTAAGAAACGCCTTTATTTTTACTGGTGGTTCGGGTGGGGGAGCAAATGGTGCTGGTATAGGGGGTGATGGTGGTAATGGAGCTTTCGGTTGTGGAGGTGGTGGTGGAGGTGCTGGGACTACTGGTGGTTCAGGTGGAAGAGGTGGTGATGGTTTAGTAATAATTATATCTTGGTAATATGTTAGATTTATTTCATTTAGCCGATACAACTTATAATACTCAAGTATTTTATAGAACAGGCCCTTGGGAAACTTGGATTAAACCTAAAGGTTGTAAATTCATACACTTCTTTGTATTAGGAGGTGGTGCTGGTGGTGCTGGTGGATTGACAGGTATTGCCGGAACTAATAGAAATGGTGGTGGTGGAGGTGGTAGTAGTGCCCTAACAACACTATTAATTCCCGCTTTTTTTGTCCCTGAAAGATTACATATTTTAATAGGTCCAGGTGGTGCTGGTGGGGCTGCGTCATCGAATGGTACTGCGGGAACTGTTACTTATGTTGGAATAAATAATGTTACAACATTTGTCCAAAATCATCTAATTATTAGTAGCTCGAGTAATAATACCGGTGGGAATTCAAATGCTGCTGCAGGTACTGGTAATAATCCTAATACCGTAGCTAATAGTGTATTGATGGGTATGGGTATTTTTAATTCTATCGGTGGTGTTAATGGTTCTGTTGGGGGTTCTTTTGGAGCAGGAACAAATATTACAATATCAAGACCAACAACTGGTGGTGCAGGTGGTGGGGGTTTAACTACAGCTAATGTTCAAGCCGTTGGTGGTAATATAACTGGAGCAGGGTTTATCCCCACGATAAGTGGTGGAGCTGTTGGTGGATTTAATGGTGGTGCGGGATTTAATCAATTTAATCCCTCATCGATACTATCAAGTTCTTCACCTTTATTTTTTACAGGTGGTGCTGGTGGTGGTTCGAATGCAAGTGGTACTGGTGGTAATGGTGGAGATGGTGGATGGGGTTGTGGCGGAGGTGGTGGAGGGGGTGGACTCACTGGTGGAAGAGGGGGTAGAGGTGGCGATGGTTTAGTAATAATAACTTGTTGGTAATAATATGATAGATAATTTTAATTTACCTAATAATGATAAGAATGTTCAATCATTCTATGGGATAGGTTCGGCTGTTTGGCAAACTTGGCAAAAACCGAATGGTTGTAAGTTTATGCAAATGATTGTCATCGGTGGAGGTGGAGGAGGTGGTGCGGGTGCTACAAGTATTGCTGGTAGTGCTAGGTCAGGTGGTGCTGGTGGTGGTGCTTCGGCAATAAGTCGAGCTTTTGGTACACTTTCAACTATTCCTGATACACTTTATATTTTAGTTGGTATGGGGGGTACTGGTGGGTTACCTACGGCAGGAGCTGGAGGTAATGGTACTGTAGGTACTTTATCGTATGTTAGTGTACAACCAAATACAACAACATCAAATATAATTTTAGCAAGTGGAGCTGCCGCAGCAGGGGCAGGTAATGGTGGAGCTGTCGGTAGTTCTAATGCTACCGCAGGTAGTGCTGGTACAGTATTTCTTCAGACCGCAGGATTTCTTAGTTATAATTTTTTGGTATCTTTGATAGCTGGACAATTAGGGGGAAGTGGAGGTAACCAAAATCAATCAGGTACTGCAGTATCTTTGACTAATATCGTTTCAGGTGGTGCAGGTGGAGCTGGTGTATCAACAACTTCTCGTGTTGGTGCGAATGTAACAGGTTCAGGATTTGTCTCAACAATAAACGGAGGTAATCCAACCAACCCATCTGAAGCTGATAGCGGATTCTCATCATATAATGAGCAATTAATCAATATGCCATATAATTTGTTTTTCACAGGTGGTGCTGGAGGATACGCTAATAATACTACCGCTGGAGGTATTGGAGGAAATGGTGCGTATGGTTCAGGTGGTGGAGGTGGTGGTGCTGGAACTACTGGAGGAAGAGGTGGAAATGGAGGGGATGGTTTAGTTATAATAACTTGTTGGTAATATTTATCCTATATGCCACATCAAATAAGTATATCAGCAACAACTGGGACACCCCCATATCAAGTCATAGTTTGTGATGTAACATTAATCTATTGTTATACACTAACTGGCTCAACATCATTATCGGCAACAACAACTTTTGATATTCCATCACCTTTAGATGTTGCGGATAGTATAATTATTAAAGTTATTGATAGTAACGGATGTGAAACATTTTTACCATATAGTTGTCCTGTAACACCGACACCTACTCCAACAATTACACCTACACCAAGTTCGACACCAACTGATTTATGTAGATGTATTCAAATAACGAATACTGGAACAACTGGTGGAACTTTTTATTATACACAATGTGATGGAACAATTACAAGTGTATTACCAATCAACTCAGGTACAACATTATATTATTGTGGTAGTAATCCAATTGCTTTGACTGAATGTGATATTTTTATTGGTGATGTTTGTGTAAACAATAGTTGTGTTGCAATCACACCTACACCAACACCAACGATTTCATTAACCCCAAGTGTAACACCAAGTATAACACCAACAATAAGTGTAACACCAACAATTTCAGTAACTCCGAGTATAACACCTACAATAAGTGTAACACCAACTATAACACCAACAATAACTCCAACAATAAGTGTAACACCAAGTATTACACCATCTGTTACACCAACATCATCTCCATTACCTTCAACATTTGCTTATTTGTTTATTGAACCAATAAGTGCCGCAACAAGTATTGGTAACTATATGTTTGGTAATGGAGCTCCACAATTCTTTGGTTTCAGTAATACAAGTCAACCAAGTTCAAGTGCAACGACATTTAATACTGAGATGAACTTGTATGTTAATTATAGTGGTTGGACAAATGGTGAATTACCAACGATTATAACATCCAATGTACCACAAACAACTGGTGGTGTAGATAGTTTCGGTAATACAAAAATAGCATACAATTTTGAAACGACAGAAATACTTCAAAATACAATATTAGACCAAGCTTGGTACACTTGGATTATACCAATTGTTTTAACAAATAATCAATCTCAATTAGATATTGATTTAAGTTTAGGTAATCCGAATGTATTTAGTAATGTGTTAACAGAATCAACAATTAGAACAAATACATTTACATATACTGGTTCAACAATACCATCAGTAACTTATAGGGTATATACAACATATCCAGCTGGTGATTTCTTAATAGATAATCAAACGACAGATATATATTTTAAAGGAGGTAGTGTAGGCTAATGAGTTTTCCATATAAAAATCCAATAAGTCCTAATCAATTATTGGGACAACAAAGTTTAGAAAGAACAAAAACATTTGGGACTAGTTACTCAACTTTGTCCACTGGTGGTTATATGGAAGTATATTCTTTAGACCAACTATATTACACAATCCCGCCATCCACATTCGGACCAATTGAGTTTAGTGGAAATAGTATTCCAATCACATTTTCAAAAGGTAGTGGTACAACATTTTCCTATGATACATTAACTTTACAACCTGACAATATTTCTTCGGGTAGAAGAAAACAAGGTATGTTGGTTTATGTAAAAGAAGTTGACCAAGTTTATCAATATTCAATTAATAACTACGAAACCCTTTGGAACAATGCAACTGGTTCTACTGGTACAACAATAATATCAGACTTTGGTACGACCATAAGGGCTAACTCACCTGAAAATATAACTTTCATTAATAGTTGGACAGCAAATACTATTGATGGGGTTGGTGGTGTAACACGAGCTAATGCTGTATGGAAAAAATATCACGGAACTAATTTAGCTATAACTGGTGGTTCTTATAATTCTATCACGAACACATTGACATTAACAAACATAACTGGGGGCACTCAAAATATCACTGGTTTTGGAGGTGGAGGTGGTGGGGGTGCTACAATCACTGGTGGTACTTTTGACAAGAACACTGAGACATTAACTTTAAGTTCTTCAGGTGGTAGTATATTCATTACAGGTTTTACTGATGTTTATACAACTGGTGGTACTTTTGATAATGGTGCAAAATCTTTAGAGTTATATGATAATAGTGGAAATACTATTACTATAACTGGATTTACATCTGTAACAGGTTTAACAGGTGCTGGAGCTTATGGAAGTTTTTCAGATACAACTAACCAACCAGTTAGTGGTGCTAATATAGAAACAGTTTGGACATATAACACAACCGAGATTTCCAATGGTATATATATATCAGGTGGTTCAAAAATTAGGGTATCACAATATGGAATTTATAGTATAGGATATTCGGGTCAAATTGAAAAAACACAAGGTGGTACTGCAACCGATGTTACAATATGGGCAAAAATAAATGGAAATAATGTGGACAGAAGTTCATCAACAACTACATTAGTTTCTAACTCCGCATATATACTCCCATTTGTTTCGTACATATTTGAACTATATCCTAATGACTATTTGGAATTTTATTTTTCAGCTCCAAGTCAATATGTACAACTAACAACATTATCAGGATTAACTTCACCAACAAGACCAGATTCTCCTTCAGTAATTATTGTTGCACAATCTGTGTTAGGAACTACCGCAACATTTACTGGTAATACTTCAGCAACTTGTATTACTGACTTGTATGTTGAAAATCTATATGGTTGTTCACCAATTAATGTTAATGATTTATTAATTGGAAATTCAGGAATAACAACATCAAGTTTAACAGGTACAACTATTAGAAATAACTTTATTGTTGATAGTGGGAACACAATCACGATAAAAAACTCAAATAGACAATTGATGGATACTTCAGGTGTCGTGTCTGTTGATTGGTCAAATAGAACTATTAACGATAGTGGAAACAACATATCAATAGATTGGGAAAATAGAAAAGCAAAAGATACTTTAGGTAATAATTCTATCGATTGGGAGAGTAAAGGTTTAATCGATTCTACAAATACAAACTCAGTCGGCTGGGATTCAAGAAGAGCATATGATAGTTTGGGTGGAACTAGTTTAGATTGGGAATCTAAGGATTTATATGATTCATCTTCAGTAATTTCGTTAAACTATAACTCAAGAACTTTAACTGACTCAGGGTCAAATATACTTTTGGATTGGCAAAATGGTATTGCTGATTTAAGTAGTTTATATTCAACAAATATTTCTGCAAATACAATATCAGCAACAACTTATCAGAATCTACCAACAGAAGTTTTTGTAACTGGTGCAACTTATTCTAATAATACAATTACTTTCACCAATAATACTGGAGGTACTTTCAATGTTTTATTTAACACCTTTACTGGTGCTACGATTAATGGTAATTTAAGTGTAACTGGTTCAACTTCTTCATCTTCATTTAGTGGAAGTAGTGATACAATAACTGGCAGTAAAGGTAGTGTAATCACAAGTGGTAGTTCTACAACCGCGTTTATTAATGTTTCAGGTAGTAATACAGTTGGGGGTACTGGATATACTGACTTCATAAGAGTTACAAATACCGCAGCAGGAGCTACAAATATAAACAAAACAATTCGTGTTAACAATAATGGTCGTTTAGAGTTTTTGAATAGTGCATATACCTTCCAAACATTAAACTTGTCAGATAATGGAATTCTTAGTGTTGGTGGGGATAATTTTGCAGGGACATCATCAAGTGATGGCGTATCAAATTACTTACAATTTGGTAATAATGCCTCCCAAATCTATGATGATGGTAATTTTCACATTCATAGTAGGTCTGCTGGGCAATCAATGTGGATTAACACTAATGGTGGACAATTAAATCTATTAACTCAAGCACCACTTGCTGGTGCCAGTATAGGTTCAGGTATTGCTATTGCAACTACATCATTGAATGGTTATGTAACTATCAACACTGGTAGAACTGTTACTACGGCCGCAGCTTATGGATTTTTGACCACGGGTGGTGCTGGTACTTACCCAGGTGGTTCTCAGTCAGTATCCATTTCATTATATGCAAACAATCGTATTTGGGGTCAAGAAATAGATGCGTTCTCAGATGAGAGAATGAAGGACATACAAGGTGAAATAACTTTAGAAGAAGGAGTTAAATTGGTGAATAATTTAATACCAATTAAATACACTTGGAAAGAAGGTGATGATAAAGATATAAAAGCTGGTTACTCGGCACAACAAGTGTCAAAGGCGGGATTTGACCACCTAATCAGTTTAATACCAAAAGAAGGTTTAGAAGAAACAATAGATGAGGATGGATTTTTAAGTCCAAAAGATACACAATTTTCGATGAATTATGACCAAGTAACACCATATCACGGAATTGTTATTAAACATTTATTGGAAGAAATTGAAAACCTTAAAAAAGAGATTGAGAGTTTAAAGAATAAATAATTTAATTAAATCTATTCTTTCCATCCAATTTTTATATTTTTTGTATAAAAATTCAATGTCAACTATATTCGTACAAATAGCGGCCTTTAGAGACCCCCAACTTAATCCCACCTTACAAGATATGATTTTCAAAGCCAAGTATCCTGAGAACTTGAGGGTTGGTATTTGTAATCAATATAATGAAGAAGATAATTTCAATTTAGATGAATACAGAAATGATGATAGATTTAGAATCATTGATGTGTTAGATAAGGAATCATTGGGTGTATGTTGGGCAAGACATAGTGTGCAACAATTATATTCAGGTGAAACATATACATTACAGATTGATTCTCATATGAGATTTGAACAAGATTGGGATGTTACCTTAATTGATATGATTAATAGTTTACAGTTAAGTGGTTACAGTAAACCATTGTTAACTGGTTATGTATCTTCATTTGACCCAGATAATGACCCTGAAGGTAGAGTGAATGAACCTTGGAGAATGACCTTTGATAGATTTATACCTGAAGGTGCTGTATTCTTTTTACCTGAAGTTATACCAGGATGGCAAGAACTAACAAGTCCAATTCCCGCAAGATTTTATTCAGCTCATTTCTGTTTTACATTAGGTGAGTTTAGTAATGAAGTTCAACATGACCCTGAATACTATTTCCACGGAGAAGAAATTAGTGTTGGTGTTAGAGCATTCACTCACGGATATGATTTATTCCATCCACATAGAGTTGTTATTTGGCACGAGTATACCAGAAAAGGTAGAACGAAACAATGGGATGTTGATAAGGTTTGGTTTAAGAAGAATGAAAAATCACACGCAAGAAATAGAAGATTGTTTGGTATGGATGGTGAAATATTTAACCCTGAAGAGTTTGGTAAATACGGATTTGGTACTGAAAGAACTTTAGAAGATTATGAGAAATACGCAGGTATTAAGTTTAATAAAAGAGGAGTACAAAAATATACAACAGATAAATACTATCCACCAAATCCATATAATTTTGAGACAGAGGAAGATTATTTAAATAGTTTTGCGAGCGTGTTCAAACATTGTATTGATGTTGGATTTACATCTGTACCTGAAAAAGATTATGATTTTTGGGTTGTAGCATTCCACGACTCAAAAGATGAAACGATGTTTAGACAAGATGCTGACATTAATGAAATAAACAGAGTAATGCAAGACCCTGATGGATATTGTAAGATATGGAGAGAGTTTAATACGATTCAAAAACCAGCATATTGGGTTGTATGGCCACATTCAAAATCAAAAGGGTGGTGTGATAGATTAACTGGTAATTTGTAAAATGTTTGATATTCGTAAGGTAAAAAAAATAGTAATAAACTTAGAAAGGAGACCCGATAGATTAAAGTTATTCAAAGACGAAATGGATTTTATTGGTTGGGAGTATGATATTTTTAAGGCGATTGATTATGGTAGTTATTTAGGTTGTGCTTACTCTCACTTAAAAATATTAGAGGACTTCTTAGCTACTGATGAGAAATACATTATGATATTTGAGGACGATTGTTATTTTATGCCTTATGTAAAAGAACAATTGGAAAAATCACTATTTGAGTTGAGTGAAGTAGATTGGGATTATTTTCATTTAGGACCTAGTATAAATTGTCCTGTTAATAATTTCTCCAACCATTTACTAAATCTTAGTGAATTACCAAAACAAGAAGAACACCATAGGGGAATCTATAATACTGTTTGTTATATTATTAATAGGAAGTTTGCTCAGATGGCTATAATATGGAATGAAAAAAATCAAAAAGCTATTGACCAATATTATTATGAAGACATTTTTAAAGAACTAAAGTGTTTCGCCCCATCTTTACCTTTAGTAACTCAAAGAGTGGGGTTCTCTGATATCAATAAAACCACCGATAACAATCATTATTTAATAACTTACAACTGGAACTTGTATACTAAGAACAAATTAGATATACAATATTACGATATAAATTATTGTGAAAACCTGAAATACTCATAATATGAAAACATTATTCCTAACTTGTATATACAATAACTTATTTGGTACTGAGTTTGGTGGTAGACCTAGTAGAGAAGAACATTATAAATATAGCTTGTTATCACTATTGAGAATGACAAGTGCCGATTTTATTTGTTATACAAATCCAAGTGATTTGTCAAATCTGGAACATTTTTTTCATAATCAAAATGGAATATCAAAAGATAAATTAAAATTCATTCCTTTCAAACTAAAGGATACAAAACATCATCATATTTTTTCGAAGTACAAAGACATTGATACGATAAAGAATGGTGATAGATGTTTTGAAATTCAGTACAATAAGTTTTTTTGGTTTTTCAATGAAACGTTAAGTTACGACAACTATTATTGGATAGATGCAGGTCTAAGTCATTGTGGTATTATTCCCGACAAGTATTTGGTGAACAATAACACTTATCAAAGATATTTTAATTCTTACTTTTTTGATGACACCTTTTTAGATAGGTTAATTGAAAAATCGAAGGACAAGATTTTAGTAATTGGTAAATCTAATACTGGCTCAAATTTTTGGTCGAATACTTTACCCAATGAATATTATATAGAATACGATAGTTCGTATCATATAATTGGTGGTTTATTTGGTGGAACAAAAAAAGTTATGAAAAAATTTGTTGAGGAGTTTGAAAGGATTTTCTTGTGGGTTACTGAAAAAGAAAAAAAACTATATTCTGAGGAACAAATTATGACCACAATCTTTATGAATAATAAAGAATGGTTTAATTTATTTTCATTCGATGTTTGGTGGCACGAAAACAATTTAACACCTGATTGTCCATCAAATTATTTAACAATTAACAAAAGTTTTTATAAAAGTTTGGAGGATATAAAAGGTGAATAATTTAACATTAGTAACAGGATTATGGGATATAGGTAGAGACCAATTAACTGAAGGTTGGTCAAGAACATACCAACACTATTTAGATAAGTTTGAAAGTTTACTCAAATTAGATGTAAACTTAATAATATTTGGTGATACCGACTTACAAAGATTTGTAGAACAAAGAAGAGATTCACATAACACACAATTCATAATAAGACCAAAAGATTGGTTCATTAATAATGAGTTCTATCCAAAGATACAAAAGATTAGGCAAGACCCAAGTTGGTACAATCAAGTTGGTTGGTTAAAAGATTCAACCCAAGCAAAACTTGAAATGTATAATCCTTTGGTTATGTCCAAAATGTTCTTACTAAATGATGCAAGAATATTGGATAAGTTTAACTCAGATTATATGTTTTGGATTGATGCTGGTATTACAAACACAATTCATCCTGGTTATTTTACCCACGATAAAGTATTAGACAAATTACCCAAATATGTAGATAGATTCCATTTCGTTTGTTTCCCTTATGAAACAAGTACAGAGATTCACGGATTTGAAATAAATGCGATGAATAATTACACCAAAACAAAAACAAACAGAGTTGCAAGGGGTGGTTTCTTTGGTGGAAAAAAAGAAAGAATCAATGATATGAACTCATTGTATTATATGTTACTTAATGATTCATTATCAAAAGGATTTATGGGCACTGAAGAATCCATATTCACAATAATGACTTATCTATATCCCCAACATATCAACTATTCAATGATAGAGGGTAATGGATTGATGGGTAAGTTTTTTGAGGATTTGAAGAACGACACATTGGAAGTATTAAATGAAACACCTGAACCAATCAAATATCAAAGTAATGATATATCTAAGGTGGGTTTATATGTTATCACATTCAACTCACCAAAACAATTTGAGACCTTAATAAAATCAATGTTAGAATATGATAGGGATTTTATAACCAAACCAAGAAAGTTTTTGTTGGATAACTCAACAGATTTATCAACAACACCAAGATATAAAGAATTGTGTGAACAATATGGATTTGAACATATAAAGAAAGATAATATTGGCATAATGGGGGGTAGGATATTTGTTGCCGAACATTTTAATGATACCGATTTAGATTTCTACTGGTTTTGGGAAGATGATATGTTTTTCTATCCAAAGAATGAAACTTGTAAAAATGGATTTAATAGATATGTAATCAACTTATATCAAAAAAGTTTAGAGATTATTCAAAAAGAAAAGTTCGATTTTCTTAAACTAAATTATACGGAGTTTTATGGTGACAATGGAACACAGTGGGCGTGGTACAATGTACCCCAAGATTTTAGACAAAAACATTGGCCAAACAATCCAAAACTTCCACAGATGGGATTAGACCCAAATGCACCTAAAACAAAGTTTGAATTCATCAGTACTCATAAAGGTGTACCATATGTAGGTGGAGAAATCTACCTATCAAATTGGCCAATCGTTTTAAGTAAAGAAGGTAATTATAAATGTTATTTGGAAACAAAATGGGCTCACCCATTCGAACAGACCCTCATGTCGTATTGTTACCAAGAAACAATAAAAGGGAAAATTAAACCTGGTTTATTGTTGTTAACCCCCACCGAGCACAATAGGTTCGACCATTACGATTCAAAATTGAGAAAAGAAAATTAAAAAAAAATCAATAAAAGTTTTGGATATTTATAAAGAGATTGTATCTTTGTAAAACAATAAAGGGTTAGAATAATGGTCTTGGTTGATGACTTTCCTTAAAGTTAGGGTGTGTGGGCAACTCCTGATAGTCGAAAATGATAGACAGCTTGATTACATCGAAAGATGGTGACTATTGGCTCTCTGGTATATAGCCAAACCAGCGTGTCTCCAAAGTACGAAAATTGGAAACTTGAAAAGGGTGAGAATTATTCTCACCTTTTTATATTGTATATTTACCGCAATACTCATAATTTTTATCACGCATTTCAACCCCTTTAATTTGAGTTTTCAATGTTATCCTATATCTTTTACTTTCAAAGATATTCTTATGGACAACGAATGCGACTGTATATGGTACTATTTTCCCATTCTTGGTTATAGAATCTGTTTTGATAGTAAAACAAAGTTCTTTCTTGTTATCCCAATTATTATTAACAATCGTATCATAAATTGAGGGTATTGATTTAAAAACTAAATCGACACCTTCGGTGGTAAAAGGATTGTATATATCAGGGTTATTTTTGTTTTCTGGTTCGTCCTTTCTTCTATATCTACTACAATAATGGTCAGTTTGTTCAACAGTAAATCTACTTCTTTTATATTTGTAACTTTTTAATTCATCGTAATAACTCTCTATTATTTTTTTAGCATAATTAAATAGACCATCATTACATTTTAGTGTTGTTGACCCTTCATTTAATAAAATGAGATGATTTAATTCATTTATGGAAATTTCTTTCACATAGATTTTTTTAGGGTAAAATTCCTCAAATAATATTTTTCTTATCAATTTTTCCATACAAATATAAATACCATACAAAAGAGTATTTATATATAAAAACTAAATGGAATTCTTTATTAAAAAGAACGCAACCCTACCCCTCCTTAAGCTTCAGGTGGTGAAGAATGGCAGATTGGATTATGATAATTTTATGTCGTTAATCGAAGAATCGGCATTATTCTTTTCAATGATGGATGTGGAGACTGGTGTTCCAAAGATTACATCGAGACCTGCGGGATTTGTTGAAAAAACAAATGTTGACCCTAATGCTGACCCTGAATATTATTTATACTATCAATTTCAAAATAGAGACACAAATAGAGTAGGAAGATTCGAGGGTCAATTTATGTTAAGAAGTTCTGATGGTGTATTAATTTTACCTATTAGAGAAAAGTTATATATTAATGTACAAGAATCTTATATTGCTGATGATTTGGAATATGATAGTTGTTATGTATCAGAGTTTCCTTGTTGTATAAATGGCCCTGCAACTGGACTAACAATTAATCTTAATTTAACAAGTATTGTAACATCAGGTTCAGTAAATGTTGATTATGTTATAACTTCATCACAACAATTAAACAATCAATTAGATTTAACTTTCACAAATACATTAGGTCAAATAACTGGTACAGGTATTACAATTACATCAGCAATAACAATTAATTCAGGTACAACAATAGGATATGCTCAAGTTATAACTGGTGATGATTATACGGATTTAGATGGTACATCAGTATTCACTAATTTAGCTGTAACTTATCCTATTTCCTACACTTTCGACATAACCACTAATAGTATTTTTCCTGATTTGTAATTTGACTTAATTAGTTCTTCATTTTATATTTATAAGGACAAGGTAAATGTCATCCAGTATGACAGCTAATATACTGAACTTATAAAAATATAATAATGATTACACCTGAAGAAATCGAAAGTTTCTTAAACGGAAACGACCCCGAAGAGCACATCGTTGCCATAGAATATGATTGGGCAACAGAAAACATTTTCAAAATCAAAGAAATCCCTGGAAAAGGGAAAGAAATTAGAAAAGATACATTCACCCCATTTGCTTGGGTTGGTGACCTCCACGGACTTAACTTTTACAAATCATCCAAAGGACTTCAAAAAGAAGCAATGACCAAACACGGAATCCTAATTGAGAAATTGGATACTGGTGGAAATGAACGATTAGAAAAAGGTCTAAAGTTTTTGGTTAAATCTTTAAAAGGATATAGAAGTTTAATGCAATTCTTCAAAGAAGGAGGAATTGACCCATATGGAGATAATACTAAAGAATACTTCCTTATACCATCACCAGTAGAACAATACCTTATCCAAAAGGAAAAAAGATTGTTTAAGGGTTATGAAGAATACAATGACATTACAAGATTAGGATTCGACTTAGAAACGACCTCTTTAGAACCTAAAGATGGTCGAATCTTTATGATTGGAATCAAAACAAATAAAGGACTACAAAAAGTAATCGAATGTGCCAATGAAGACCAAGAACGAGCTGGTATTGTTGAGTTCTTTAGAACAATAGATGAAGTTAAACCATCAATCATTGGTGGATACAATTCATTCAACTTCGACTGGTATTGGATTATGGAAAGATGTAAAGCTCTACATTTGGATATCAAAAAGATATGCAAAACTTTACATCCAGAATATAATATGAAACAAACCAAGGGTATGTTAAAACTTGCTAATGAAGTTGAGGAATATACACAGATTGGAATGTGGGGATATAATGTTATTGATATTCTACACTCCGTTAGAAGAGCACAAGCAATCAACTCAAACATCAAATCCGCTGGTCTTAAATATATTACCCAATACATCAATGCTGAAGCTGAAGACCGAGTTTATATTGGACATACTGATATCGGTTCAATGTACGCCAAGAAAGAAGAGTATTGGTTAAATGTTAAGAATGGTAAATACAAAAAGGCCGACAAACCTGAATACAACGACTTGGATAAAAAATATCCTGGTATCTATATCAAAACAACTGGTGATAATATTGTTGAACGATACTTGGATGATGACTTGGAAGAAACCTTGAAGGTGGATGATGAGTTTAATCAAGGAACATTTATGTTGGCATCGATGATTCCAACAACATATGAAAGAGTTTCCACCATGGGGACAGCCACTTTGTGGAAGATGCTTATGATGGCTTGGTCTTATAAGTATAAATTGGCCATCCCCCAAAAAGAACAAAAGAAAGATTTTGTTGGTGGATTATCAAGATTGTTAAGAGTGGGTTATTCGAAGGATGTATTAAAACTTGACTACTCATCTCTTTATCCATCTATTCAATTAGTACACGATGTTTTCCCTGATTGTGATATTATGGGGGCTATGAAAGGTATGTTGTCTTATTTTAGAAGTGCTCGTATCAAATACAAGAACTTAGCAGCTGAATGGTATGACAAGGATAAGAAAAAATCATTGTCCTACGATAGAAAACAATTACCCATTAAGATTTTTATCAACTCAATGTTTGGTGCTTTATCAGCTCCACAAGTGTTTGCTTGGGGTGATATGTATATGGGTGAACAGATTACTTGTACAGGAAGACAATATCTTCGTCAAATGTTAAAGTTCTTTATGAAGAGGGGTTATACTGCGTTGGTATGTGATACGGATGGTATGAACTTCTCATTACCTGAAGGTGGTGTTGATGATAGAGTTTATATTGGTAAAGGTCTTAATTGGAAAGTTAAGAAAGGAAAAGAATATAAAGGTTATGATGCTGATGTTGCTGAGTTCAACGACACCTTTATGAAGGGTGAAATGGCATTAGATTGTGATGGAACTTGGAAATCTTGTATTAATCTTGCTCGTAAGAATTATGCAACGATGGAACATAATGGTAAAATCAAATTGACTGGTAACTCAATCAAATCCAAAAAACTTCCATTATACATTGAGGAATATTTGGATAAAGCAATTAGATTATTATTGGAAGGTGAGGGACAGAAGTTTGTTGAATGGTATTATGAATACTTAACTAAAATCTATAACAAAGAAATCCCCCTTCTTAAAATTGCACAAAGAGCAAAAGTTAAGTTGAGTATTAAGGATTATATTGAGAGGTCAAAACAAACAACCAAATCAGGTGGTGCCATGTCTAGAATGGCGCATATGGAACTGGCTATTAAACACAATCTAAAGGTGAATCTTGGTGAGGTGATTTATTATGTTAATAATGGTGTCAAAGCAAGTCACGGAGATGTTCAAAAGAAGAAAGATGAAGTGGTATTAAATTGTTATATGTTAAATCCAAATGACATTGAGAATAATCCTGATATGTTGGGTGATTATAATGTAGCAAGAGCAATAACAACTTTCAATAATCGTATTGAACCTTTATTAGTTGTATTCAAACAAGAAGTTAGAGATACTTTAATTATTGATAACCCTGAGAAAAGACAATTCTATACACAACAACAATGTGAACTAATTAATGGAGTACCATTTGAAGAAAAAGACCAAGATAGAATCAAAGAGGATTTGTTAGATTTAGAACCAAAAGAAATAGAGTATTGGAACAAAAGAGGAATTGACCCCAACTATATTTACGATTTGGCTGAAGAAGGATGGGAACAATATATTGATTAAACTATTTATAAAAAAAACTTATGAAAAAACTTATCTTTTTAATTTTAGTAATTTTAACGATTGGGTTAACATCTTGTGGTAATCCAGTTTACAAAAAAAGAAAAAAATGTACAGGAAATGGTAGTTGGTATGGAAATAGAAACTTGGGTGAAAAGACACCAACACAACAAAACACTTATGTAATGAAGTAACAAAAAACCCCACTCTTAATAGGTGGGGATTTTTTTTATTAAAACTTTGTCTCTAAGTACGATAATGCTCGGGATACTTTAACCCAATCTTTTTTTCTGATACCTTGTTCAAGCAAATCTATAACGATATCAACCTTTTTTGTTATTTTACCTGACAACTCACCCGATGAATCATCCAATTGTACATCTTCATCATCACCAAGTCTTGAGTACAATTTGTCTATTTCTGAATGACCATAAACTCGTTCAAGTTCAGTAACAACTTTCTTAGTTAGTTTTGATAAATCTTTTTCTGTTATTTTTACTACTTTTTTCATAATCTTTTTATTTGATAAATATGTTAATAATAAAAACCCCCATCCTTAAAGGTGGGGTTTAGTTTTTATTCTAACTTCATACCATCGGAGGATATTATGTACCAATTACCCTCAACATATTCTAATTCTACACAAGCCCCATTATCAATTTCGATTTCCTCATATTGGTCATCAATTAAAGAATATTTGGGTACAATATTTGTTTTTGTAAGAACTTTTATTTTAATGGATTCTGTTGTATAACCATCTAAAGTAATTGTACAATTATCGACATCTTTTACAACTAAAAGATATTCCCCATTTGTTGTATAGGTTGGGGTATTAACTACCTTTTTGATTTTGGTCGAAACTGATTGACCATAACGAATTGTTTTTGACACTTCCCCGAATTGTTTTCTGACTAGTTCTGAATTTATTGTTGTCATAATTATAATTAAATTACATAAATTTGTCTTGGTAAAGCAGTAAGTTTTTTTACTTTATTTAAGTTTTCAGCTATTAATGCTTCTCTTTCCATAACCTTTTCAGGTTTTAATCTTGTTAATTTACCTTCAGCACCAATTAATTCCTCTCTCAATTTGTCTTTTTCGTCCTTAGCTTCAGTTTGTAAAGTTTGATATTCTAATGTAAGTTCGGCATCAGGTGTTTTGAGTGCACCACTAAACTTACCTCTAACTCTAGACAAGGCCTCTTTAGCATAAGCAAAAAACCATTTACGAACCCATATTTGGGCAGGATTATTTAAATCAATCCAACTAATCTTTTCTAGTGGAACATCAGATGGTAATCTAATTATATCAGGATTTTTCTTTAAACAATCATCTCTGTCTGCACCATCAACTTCATAATACCAATACCAAACTTTACCTCTCATTAAAGTTGCATTACCGAAGTCAAATTTACCACCTGGTGTTTGCATTAAATGGATTGCTTTTTTACCTTCAGGTAAAGCCGTTACTCTGTATGTTAAGTCACCTGCAATAATTCTTCTTTGAATATTAATTTCTTGCATTCTTAATAACATATCGAATGCTGGCATCATAAAGTATGAACCTGAGTAACCCATTTGAGAATAACCCGCGGGGCCACCTAAACCAACACCACCCAAAGCACCAAATGTCCAAGGGTCAAATAGTAAGTTATTAAGTTCTGATGGTGTAAACCATAATAGCTCATTTAATTCACGACCTGCTGGTATCTCATAAATTTGTTGACCAGGTACAAGTTGTATATAGTCCTTTTTCATTACAGAATCTCCACCTGCTTGTAAACCAACAATTTTAGAATAAGCATAAGTATATCTTTCCTCGAACTTTAAATCTTTAGTTATGAATGCTTTGGTTAAAGATTCAGTATCTAAGTTTAAGTTATATAGTGAAGTCCATTGTGATTCAATTAACCAATCTTGTACGTATTGAGCATAATCCTCAATAGATAGTTCTAATAAAGAATCTAACATTTCATCTTCCAATTCCACAGCCCTTAGTGGTGCACCTAAAAGATGTCTCAATTTAGTGTAAAGTTGGGTTCTATCTGGTTCAGGAATTATAGACATAATTAGTTTTTATATATAAATATCAATCCAACAAATTAAGTATGTCTTGTTTGAAGTTTTCGTTGTCAGACAAACTATGGATAATATCTTGTGGTATATTACCACCTAAGTTTCTTATGTTGTACTTACTCCCAAAACGATTAAGTAATGATAATGTTTCTTTTGTTTTTTCATTACCAACTAAAAAATCAATATATTCTTGTTCTGAGATTATTGGGAAATATATTTTTCCAACCAATCTATTTCCTTCACTTGGTGTTTTTTGGAAAACTGATTTTTTGAATCTAATCTGTTGTGACCCTTTGGTTTTTGGTGCACCTAAATTACCAGGTTCTAAAGCCAACGATTTAATTCCCTCTCTGTCAAAATAAAATAAGTCGATGTTAAAATTCTCGTTGGGAACACCGATTAATAATCCATCAATGTCAGGTAGTATGAAATCAACTAAATCCTCAGCAATATTTATATAATCGTTGTTACCCGAACTTATTAAAAAACTTAGAAGATTTTCATTTTTTGCTTGTGTAATCAACATTTGTTTGTTTTCATCAGAACCATTATAATTCTCGATAAAACTTTGTATATTTCCTTTTGCTGATTTCAATACAGGACTTTCACTTAAATTTCTTACTATTTTTATAGATATTTTTTTTCCATCTTTTGTAATCAAATCATATGGAGAATTAATGTCTTCAGAAATATCTCCATCAATTAAACCGGAAATTAAACCTTCAAAATCTAAACCTCTCGTTCTACTTCTATAAAATCTATAATAGTAGTTATTGAACCTATATTTATTTCTGTCCGAAACTGTTGATAAGTTTAAATTAAATAAAGAATCAATTGTTCTACTAAAATTTAACTTACCACGACTTATTTCAGCTGTTACAATATTATTAATTGCTTCTTTAGCCGCATTCATTTCAGTGGGAATAGGTCTTAACTTTTGTAATTCTCTTTTAATGATACTATTAATATCTAACTGATTATTATTAATCTTAATGTCCTCGGATATTAAAAAATTCATTATTTGAGCTTGTTCTTTAGTTATTATTATTGTTGAGTTCATATTTTCAGTAATGTTAATTTTTTTTAATTTTAAAAATTGGGATTGGAATTTTTTATTTTTTGAATTAAAAACGTAAGAATATCTTTCTTTTGATTGTGTTCCACCATCCTCAATATCAACCTCATTAAAATCAAAAAATATATAGTTATTTTTATCATCAACAAATGCAAAAATTTGAATATTATTTGTATTATATACATTTTTACTTTTGAAGATATAGATAGTATTACCTTGTTTGTCCCTCGTTTCATATAAATCCGTAGTTGGTTTAACCTGAACGTATTTACTTACACCATCTTCGGTTACAAACATATCTTGTCCTTTATACTTGTCCCTTGTATCACCATCACAAAATTGTGTTATTTGTGAATTTTTGTTTTTAGTGTTGAATATTTCAATCGCAATTTTTTCCCTTTCAATACCTCTATCCAAAGTTCCTTTTTTTGTTTTTGGATTTAAAACTATATTTGCCAAACTATTGGTAAACTTTCCCTCATCACCAAACAGAGTTTTTCCCATAATATTAAACCAAGTTTCCAAATCATAGTTTTTACTATTATATTTTTCATAAAACTCTAATATCTTATCACTAATTCGAGTGTTAGCATCAAACCAATTAACAACCGACCATTCACCAGTTCCACCCCTTTGACTTACAGCATATTTTCCACCAATAACACCATAGTTTGTTTTACATAACTCAGTTTGGATTTTACCATAACAAGGTGATTCAATACGAGTATCAGGATTGTAATCCCTAATAATTTCAGGAGAACATTTTGGATAAACTTTCTTCAATATTGTTTGAACAAAAATAGGATTTAGTCTTCCGTTTGGGTTTAATACCTCAACTTCTTCTTTGATTAATTTTTTAGTTTTAACTGATTCAGTTAACTTAGTTTTCTTTTTATCTGTATATAATTTATTAACAAACTCCCAATTGACAACATCCCAAAAATTTTCAATATATTCATCTCTTTTGTTTTGATATTTGAGATAATATGCGTGTTCCCATACATCAAGACCAAGAATAGGAAATCCACCCCCATCAACTATGTTCATTAGTGGATTGTCTTGGTTGGGTGTTGACATAATTTTAAGTCTGTTGTTTTTTGTCAATATTAACCAACACCAACCTGAACCAAATCTATCCTTTGCTATTTCGGTGAATTCTTTTTTGAATGTATTAATTGAACCGAAATCTTTAATAATTTTGTTTTTTATCTCAGTTGGTATTTCTTGTTTTTTTGGGGACAACATTTTCCAAAATAAAGCATGATTAAAAGCACCACCAGCATTATTCCTTATTGTTTTATTATACTTCGAAATGGATTTAATAATGTTCTCCAATTCAACATCACCATAGTTCTTTTTAGATAAGGCTTTATTCAATTTATCAACATAACCTTTATAATGTTTGTTGTAATGTATATCCATCGTTTTTCCATCGATGAAACTACTAATTGAACGATATCCAAATGGTAATTTATCAATACCAATTTTTTTTGCTTCAGATAATATATCTTCTTTAGTTAATATTATTTCTTTAAGTAAATTTGCTGCTCTTTCCATAAGATATAAATATCTCATAAATATTAACGAACAGAATTAATCTTGTTCATAATTTGCTCAATGAACTCCGCTCTATCAATATTATCACCCATAACAGTATCAATAACATTCTTTTTATTAATCAACATATCATAGATAACACCTTCAATCGTATTATCAAATAATGGATAATAGACTGAAACACAATTCTTTTGACCATATCTATAGGCTCTATCCTCAGCTTGTTGGTGATGTGCGGGGACAAAAGATAAGTCATTAAATACAACAGCTTCACCTGCAGTTAATGTAATACCAACTCCTGCAGCTTGTAAGTTCCCAACAAAAACTTTAACCTTATCGTTATCTTGGAATTGGTCAACAGCGTATTGTCTTTGAACCTTTGAGCAAGTTCCATCCAAATAAACAGCTTTCTTTCCAAAGTGAGAATGAATCTTATGTAGAGTATCTGTAAAGTTTGTGAATATGATAACTTTTTTACCAAGTTCCAAAATATTTTCAACAACCTCAATTGTATTCAATATTTTTTCTTCAGCAATTACTTGTCTAACTTTCATCAACTTATTAAACTGAACTGTTAAAGACCTCGATTCATCAGGATGTTTATTATACCATTCGTAATACTCACCCATTAACTCTTCATACATTTTAGATTTTAATCTAAGATAGATTGGGGTAATAATCTTTTCAGGTAAATCTAGTACATCCTCTTTTAATCTTCTTAAAACTTGTCTTGATGTCCTATCTCTTAACTCTTCCAAGTTTGACGCCCCATTCACATTCCAAACCTTTCTATTACCCGCCTTAAATTGATATCCTTGACAATAACGGATAACATAAGCCATCCAATTTTGAGCAACAGGACTTTCAATTAGATTCAATAAATTATAATAGTTGATTGGCCTTGATGTCATCGGAGTACCAGTTAATAACCAAAGATATTCAACATCCTTAACAAAACTATTAATTAATTTTGTTCTTTGAGCTTGGGGATTGGATATGTAATGAGCTTCGTCTATAATAACCAAATCAAAGTTACCTTTTGTGATTGGGGAGTTTTCTTTGTTTTTTAAATCATAAAAATTTTTAATGATATCATAATTTACAATAACAAAGTCGTGTTCAGTTGAGAAGTTTTTACCTTCACAAATATATACACTTCTATCTGTGTAGTTTTTAATTTCCCTTTCCCAATTTATCTTAAGGGATGCAGGACAGATAATTAAAATCTTTTTAATATCAGTTTCTAATGCTGCGATTATAGTACTAGTCGTTTTACCAAGTCCCATATCGTCAGCTAAAATAAATCTTTTACTACCCACCAATTTTTCTATTGCGGTTTTTTGGTGTTCAAGTGGTGGTCTGTGACTATATTTTGTATAATCAATTTTAACTTCTATTGTATTATGGGTTTTTAATAATGCTGCCTTAGGTAACCACATATCTGTTAGAGTGTCACCAGTATTAAATTTACCCCAAATATGGTATGATTTATCTTTATCAACCAATAACTTTTCAACCCAAATATCAGTTGGTACTGATAACATATTTTTTTCATCAGCAATCTTGTTTGCAAAATATGGTTCCATATTAACCCACTTCTTTGCAACCTTTGGTTCAACAGAATGATAGTTGATAATATATTCAGCTTGGGAACGAGTGGGGTAAAACTTTTTATTGGATTCCTTTAGGTATTTTAATTTTTGAATATAGTTATTTGTTCCCGAATAATTATCTAATATGTCGAGTGCTTTTAATTCAATAAGATTAGAGGTGTTACCTGATATATTCAAAATCGTATTTTAACATAAAAATAGTCAATAAGTTTATATTTATCAATATGAATAATAGAGTACCAATTACTAGACTCGGTAAGTTTTTCGACCAAAACGACTATGACCTTGATATTAATATGGGGTCAGAATGGTTACATGGTGATATGAATTTTACATTGGTGTTATACCGAATTGATAGGATGAAAACCAAGACAGATGACGTATATGGCGAAACTTTAAAGGATGGGGTTAAATTTTTACCACCAGTAGAATTTAAAGGATTAGTTCAAATTTCAGAACCTGAAAACAAAAACTATGGAAATAGTAGAATTAATCAAACTGAACCAGGTAATCTTAAAGTTTCTGTATACCAAAGACAATTAGATGAATTGGGTGTTGATGTTAGTTTTGGTGATTACATTGGTTACTACGAAACTGAAGATAGAATTAGATTCTATACAGTAACAGATGATGGAAGGGTAATATCAGATAATAAACATACATATGCTGGATATAAACCATTCTATCGTACTATAATAGCATCAGCTGTTGTTGATGATGAATTTAGAGGATTATAAAAATGCCACTACCTAAAAAAATAAAAAAATATTTACCATTAACCGAATCCAAGGTAGGTTTGGGGAGAAGAGAGGAATTATTAGAAAAGATAAATAAGGATGGAACTTATTTGCCTAAATCAATTTTACATGCTGATTTGGATGGTGGATTTTTAGATTTTGTAAAAGAAGAATTGAAACTTATTGTAGATGGAAAATTAATACCAACAATTGATATTTTAGTTACAACACAAAATTGGACTCAGTTTGTTGAAACTTGGGAGATACAAAATATCGATAAAAATGTTGAGCCCCCTTTTGTAACAGTTGTAAGAAAACCTGAAGTCAAATTTGGAACCAACCCATCAACACTATATAATATTCCAAATAGAAGGTTATTTTTTTATGCTCAAGTTCCAACGTGGGATGGACAAAGGATGGGTATGGATGTTTACAAAATACCACAACCAGTTCCTGTGGATATATCTTTTGATGTAAAAATAATTTGTAATAGAATGCGTGAACTAAACCAATTTAATAAAATTATTTTGGAGAAATTTGCATCTCGTCAAGCGTATCAAGTTATTAAAGGGCATTATATTCCAATTGTAATGGGTGATATTTCGGATGAAAGTGTCTTAGATTTGAACAAAAGAAAATATTATATCCAAAGTTATAGTTTTACTATGTTAGGTTTTCTAATTGATGAAAACGAGTTTGAGGTAAGTCCTGCAGTAAGTAGAGTTTTACAAGTTACCGAAGTTGATACTCGTACAACAAGAAGAAGAAAAAAAATGGAATCTATTGAACAATCAAATAATTTCAATTTGATTTATAATGTGGGTAACGATACATTATCTCAAACATTCAATTACACAACTAATCTTAGTATATTAGATATTGTTAATGTCAATACCTATGATGTTTATATTAATAATGATTATTATGGAACTAATGTTTCACAAGTACAAATTAACACTAATGATATTGTAAGGATTGAAGTAGTTAGATTAAATGTCTCTGAAGTATCTTCTATGGTTTTGAGTGGCTTCTTACTTTAAGAATCACCATATATATCTTTTTTTTCTTTACACTTTTCAACTATCAATCTTTCCAAAAAACGATACATTTTTATACCATTCTTATCACAATATGTTTTTAATATATCGTGTACCTCAATAGATATCTTCAAATTCTTTATTTTTTTCTCTGTTTTAGACATAGTAGAAAAAAGGTAGAATTTATTCTACTCAATTTATCAATACATATAATGAAGTAAAGTTTTTTAGGGTTGATACTAATATTTATTTATAAAATAAATTATTAAACATCCTTATCAATGTCAAACAGTAAAGTTTTCGTATCTCCTGGTGTCTATACTTCTGAGGTCGATTTAAGTTTTGTGTCACAAAGTGTGGGCGTAACAACTCTTGGTATTGTTGGTGAAACCTTGAAAGGTCCAGCCTTCGAACCTATTTTTATTACAAACTTTGACGAATTCACAACGTATTTCGGTGGTACTTCCCCTGAGAAATTTATAAACACTCAAATACCAAAGTATGAAGCCGCTTATGTAGCCAAAGCATACTTACAACAATCTAACCAATTATTCGTAACAAGAATTCTTGGGTTATCAGGTTATGATGCAGGACCTTCTTGGTCTATATCTACGGTTGCTAATGTTGACCAATCAACTGTTGGGTTTGATTGTTCAAGTGCTTCAACTGTAAGTTGTATTACACAATGTGTTGAATTTAAAGTTAGTAGTTATACAATCAATTTTACTGGTTGTACAAATAGTATTAACTCTATTTCATACACAACATCAATACCGGCACTTCTATCGGGTGACTTATATAGTACATATGAGTTATTTAATGGGTCAACCTCAACGATTGATTCTGATATAAAAAATCAGTTATTCAATATTTTAAACACCCCATCAACATCAGCAACATCAATAAACTATTTTGGTACAGTATCAGGTGGAACTATTGATACATTATTATCAGGGTACACTTCTCAAAATAATGTGTTTGGTGTTGATAACATTAGTTCGGATTTGGCCGACTATACTGCAGCCGTTAATGATACTTGGTATTATGCAACTTTTGATAATATTGGAAATGGTCAATATTCGGGTTATTCTTTTTACGATTATGTTAATAGTTTAACACTAACATCATCGTTATCAAATTGTGCATCATTTTATAGTTACTCAGTAAGTTCTCCAACTATCACTACAGTTACAGGTGCAATCAATTACAATACAAATGTAATTAATGTTTGTCTTCCATCCACAGCAACTACAGCTGACGTAACTGCAATGACTATTAATTTCAGTGCTTGTACTAACCCAGCATTAAGTGGTATAACAAGTGGTGGTGTGGTACAATCGGCAACAACAGTTGGTTATAATTTTAGTTCTTTGACTAAATCATATACAATAGTATCTGACGATTTGACAGCAACTTCAGCTTGGACTGTTAATTTACTTTTCACAGACCCATGTGGTGTTTGTACAACAGGTAATACAGGAACAATTCAAACAGGTACAATCACTAATTGTTATAGTGGTAGTATAACTGGTAACATATACATTTATAGTGGTACAGCATATACAGATTATGATGACTTGGTAATAGCAACACTACGTTCAAGAGGTATTGCAACTTATGGTACAGATAATGGTGCCGTATATGAGGTCAGTGGATTAACTGACGTTAGTATGGATTGTACTGGCACATATTCAGCGGTTACTAAAAATCCATATTCAACATTTGCACTTAATGTTACTAATAAAGATGGTGATAACTTTACTTTCGAAACATCATTTACTAATTCAGACCCTAAGTATATTGCTAAAGTATTCGGTTCAAGTAACTTTGCAAAACCAAGAGCAACAACACCATTGTTTGTAGAAGAAAGGTTCCAATCATTATTAAACTATGGTTATAGAAAAGGTTACATTAGAGGTTTGAATTGTGACTTGATTGCATTACCAAATGCAAGACAAGAGGTAGACGCAACTTCAATAGCTTTCTACTTAGAAAGATACCAATCACCAGTTTCTCCATGGGTTGTTTCTGAACTTAGAGGTAACAAAGTATTTAATCTATTCAGATTTACAACGATAGCTGATGGGGATGCTGCAAATACAGAAGTAAAAATTTCTATGGCAAATATGTCATTCAATAATGGTACTTTTGATGTTCAAATTAGAGATTTCTTTGATAGTGATTCAAATCCTGTTGTATTAGAGAAATTTACAAATTGTTCAATGAATCCTAATGAAAATAATTTCATAGCTAAAAAAATTGGAACTAAAGATGGTGAATATGCTTTGAACTCCAAATTTGTAATGTTAGAGATTAATGAAGATGCACCAATCGATGCTTTACCTTGTGGTTTCGTTGGTTACAATATGAGAGAATATGCTGGTGCAAAATCACCATTCCCAATTTACAAAACTAAATATGATTTCCCTGGTGAAGTTGTATACAATCCACCTTTCGGGTTAGCTTCAGGTGCTGATGATGCTTTAAGAAGTGCTGGTGACAATGTTAGAAGAACATATTTAGGTATTTCTGATACAGTTGGTTACGATGTTGATTTCTTCACTTACAAAGGAAAACGTTTACCAGGTTCAAGTATCTGTGATGCAACTACTGGGGCTGATTGGTCTTATAGAACAAAAGGTTTCCATATGGATAAAGACGCTTCAGGTATTACTATTGCTAACTCGTTTACTACAAGTGGTACTGCTGAGTTTTATGTTGGTAGTGGTACATTCACAAGTGACCCTAGTGATGAAACAAATCCTTACTACAGAATATTTGCACGTAAATTTAGTTTCTTGTGCTCAGGTGGTTTCGATGGTTGGGACATCTACAGAGAACGTAGAACTAATGCCGATAACTTTATTTTGGGTAGAAGTGGTTATTTAAGAGGTGCATGTCCATCGTTCAGATATCCAACAGCAACAGGATGGGGTGCATTCAAAACAATAACAGTTGGGAATACAACTCAAGATTATGCTAATACTGACTATTACGCTTACTTGTTAGGTCAACAAACATTCCAAAATCCTGAAGCGGTTAATATAAATGTATTCGTAACAACAGGTATTGATTATGTAAACAATAGTAACCTTGTAGAAGCAGCAATAGAAATGATAGAATTTGATAGAGCTGACTCAATTTACATCACAACAACACCTGACTACAATATGTTAGTACCAACAACGGGTGAACAAACTGATGTTATTTATCCACAAGAAGCTGTTGATAACTTAGAAACTGCGGGTATAGATTCTAACTACACGGCAACTTACTATCCTTGGGTATTAACAAGAGATACTGTTAACAATACACAAATCTATATACCACCAACTGCTGAGGTTTGTAGAAACTTAGCTTTAACTGATAATATTGCTTTCCCTTGGTTTGCTGCGGCAGGTTATAC